TCCACCTGCATCCGGCCGATCAGGACGCCGTCGACGTCCCGCACCTCGAGGACCTGCGGGCCAGAGTTATCACGAGCAAGCAGTTCATCGATCTTCGACCACTGGCCGCCGGTAAATACGGGCTCCGGTACACCCGTCTTGTTCTCCACGACGTTCATACCTGGCTGAAGCAGGCCGCCGTCGTCATAGCGGAAAACACCTGCTGACGGGCTCCCGTAGATCGGGATTTCCCGGACAGGGACACCGAAAGTCGGGGCCTCAACCATCATCCCGTTACCGGAAGCGACGGCCACGTGGTGGGCTCCCCCTCCGCCGACAGACCCACCCCAGAACAAGAGCGTGCCCGGCACATTCGGGTTCCCTGGTGTCGACGCCGCCTGGAACGACGACGCGGTGTGACGGGGCACGTTGTACCCCATCTGCCGCAGCGCCCACACGATCAGTCCCGAGCAGTCCACGCCGCCCGGAACATTCACACCACCCCACACGTAGGGGGTGCCGATCGCGAGCCGCGCCTGAGACACCAGATCCGACGCCGACAGCGTCGACGACTTCTCCTTCACCCAATCACTCACCCCGGAGATGATCTTTCCCGGGATGGCCTTACCGGCCTCCCAGAAGGCACCACCATTCCCCGTGTAGGAGCTGATGAGCGCATCCACCGGAACCTTCACGAGGTTCTCGATAGCACCTACCGGGTCGGCGATGATGTCGGCGGCCTTCTCGGCTTTATCCGACACCCAGTCCCACGCGGACTTCGCTCCCGACTTGACCTTCCCCCAGATGCCGCCGTCAGCGAATCGCTGGAAGCCGACGTCACCACCAGGAATCGGTCGCCCGTGCCTGGCAGCGTCATTCATCGCGTCGACAGCCCTGCGACCGCCAACAGCTCGCGTCCACTCGGGACGCATGATCGACTCACCACCAGACAGGGCGAGCGCACCACCACCATTCGGCGAATAGAAATGGTAAACGTCCCTGCCGGGCGTATAGCCAGGAAGGACACCACCGGTCGCATACTCTGCGATCGGGCTGATGGACGGCATTCGCAATTCAAGGCCAAGCTTCTCCATGACCTTGTCAACGAGCCATTTAATGCCGTTCGTATAAACGGTATTGATGACAAAGTTAATGGGTTTAGCAGCAGCCGATTTCACCTGACTAAAGGCGTTGGAAACGCTGTCCTTCATATTGGTGAAAGCATCACCGATACCAGACGCGATCCGGTCGATAGCGGGCTTAACTGTGCCAGTCAGAAAATCTGACCAGCCCTGAATCTTATCGGTGATCCAACCGATTACCGGCCCGATGACGTTGCTCCACAGCCACATCCAGGCCGTACCAATGGCGCTCACGGCAGCATTGATGACGCTTGCAGCCACGTTGATCGCAGGGACCAGGAAGCTCGCCATCGTCGTGATCCACGACGCGATGAACCCGATCACGACGCCGATCAGCTGCCCCAGCACGGGGAGCACCGTCGCGATGATCGGCGTGAGCGCCGCCACCACGGTCCCGATCACGCTCACCAGCGGCGGCAGGATCGCTGACAAGACTTCCATCACGGCAGCAATGACCTGCTGCAGCGGCGGCAGGATCTGCCCGATCACCTCAACGATGACCGGCATGATCGCGCTGATGAGCTGCGTCAGGATCGGCATGATGAGGTTCAGGGCCTGCACCAGGATGCCGGCGAGCTGCTGGATCAGCGGCGCGGCCGCGGCCATCACCATGGAGAACATAGTGGCGAGCGCCGGCAGGATCGCTCCCGCGATCTGCGACAGCGGGGGCAGTAGAGCTGCGATCACCTCAGCGAGCGTCGTGAAGATGGTCGCGACGATCGGCGCGGCAGCCTCCATGAGCTGCCCGAAGGTGTTCGCTAGGACCGGGATGACCGCCGTCGCCAAGTTCGCGAAGATCGGCGCGACCAGGTTCAGGGCGTTCCCGAGCGCGTCGCCCAGGATGCTCGCGACGACGCTCAGGGTCGTCCCGAGGGACTGAAGCGCCCCGGTGACGGCGTTGGTTTGCAGCGCCGCACCGAGCTGCTCGAAGACCCCGCCGATGGCGGTGCGCAGCGTTTCGCTGTGCGTGAGCATCGACGCGAACAGGCCAATGACGATGCCGACCGGCCCCGTCAGGCCCGAGAACAGGCCACCGATGAGCGGGAGTTGCGCCAGGAGAGGTCCAAGAGCCCCGACCAGCCCACCGATGACCGGGAGCAGGCCACTGAGCGTCTGCGAGATCCCCTCGAAGCCGCCCGTCTCCTTCAGGGACGTGATCGCAGCCGCGATCTTCGCCCCGAACCCGGTGATTCCCGAGGTTGCCTGATTGATCTTCTCGGCGATCGCGTCAACCCCGATCGCTTCGATGATCGAGGCCATCGCCTTCTTGATACGGTTCCCGGCGTTCGTGAACGCGGTCCCGATGCCGGCTGTCGCGGAGCGGGCCTGCACCTCAAAGGAGGCGAACCCTTCCATTCCGTTCGCGTTCAAGTCCACCAGGGTGGCGTTGAAGTCGTCGAAGGTGACGTCCCCATCTTTCAGCGCCGCGTAGAGATCCCCTGAGTTCGCTGTGACTCCCAGGAGGGATTTGGCGATCATGTCCAGCTGGCCGGGCATGGCGTTCTGCATGGAGCGCCACGCCGTCATGTCGACTTTCCCGGCGGCTAGCATCTGCCGGTACTGCTCCATAGCATTGGCCGCTAGGGTCGCGCCCCCGCCGCCGGCGAGCAGCGCGTTATTCAGCGCTAGAGAGATGTCCGTTGCCTGCGTGAGGCTCCCCGTGAGCGGGGCGAGACCTTTCGCGGTCATCACGACCGCGTCCGTCGACGTCGGCAGCCCGTCCAGGGAGTTCGCGATGCGGCGGATTTGCTCGTTCGCTTCCTCTGAGGAGTAGCCGATGTTGGCCATGACCTTGGGGAAGTTGTTGAGCTGGTCGGCGCGTTGGACTGCGCCACCGAGGTTCGCGCCGATGACGGCAGCCAGACCAGCCACGGCCGCGGTGGCGGTCTTCACCCCGAAGCCAATGGAATCGGACAGGGCACTCCCGACGGCAGAGCCGACCTTCTGGGCGGCAGACGCGGCAGCAGACCCGGCCGATGAGATCGCCGACCCGATGCCTGAGACGACCTTCCCCGCCCCTGCGACAGCCTTGCTGAGGGCTGATTGAAGGGCCTCACCGATGACACCGCCGACGGGCGCCCAGGCAGCCCCGATGCGCTGTACCGCGCCGCTGATGTAGGTGCCAGCTCGCCCCATCGTGGACGTGATCGTGGTGCCGACGCGCCCCATGACAGTGGCGATCGCGCTACCGACGGCGGGTAGCCTGGCAGAGAGGGACTGGAAAGCGCCCTCGGCGGCGATGGACAGGCCCGCCGCGAACTTCAGCGTCGCCACCCGGGCCGGCTCGAGTGCGGCCCCGATCCTGGCCCGCAGGCCAGGCGCCCAGGCGTCGATCTTCTGACCGGCCTGCGACAGACCCGAAGCGATAGCAGAGGCGACCCTGGAGGCCGCCGATGACGCCGCGTTGGCGGCCGCGGCCCCCACACTGGAGGCCCACCCACTCACCTTCTGGCCGGCCTGAGACAGGCCAGAGACGATGGCGGAAGCGATACGGGAACCTGTCGACGCGACAGCAGACCCGACGCTGGACGCCCACCCGACGATACGCTGCCAGGAACTAGAGAGGACACCGCTGACCGTGGAGGCGACCTTGGATGCCATAGATGCTACAGCGGACGCGACAGCGGCCACCGCCCGCGAGGCAGCCCCCGTCACGGTGTCCCACACCCATATGAATGGGGATGCGATCGCGTGCGCGATCTTCCCGATCACAGCTCCGAGCGGGGCCAGCGCGGCAAGCGTCTCCTTGACGGCGTCCTTCGCGTACAGGCCGATGATCTGGAGCGTCTCGCCGGCCGCCTTCGCGGACGCACGGATCGACTTACCGAGATCCACCGCCTTGGAGAACGCGCCGCTAAGCGCCTTCGCCAGGCGGGTACCGAGAGAGACGCCGGCCGCGTCCGTCTTCGAAGAGCCACCGATCGCCTTAGCGATCGTGTCCTCAACGCCCTTCAGGGACGGGACGATCTGCACGTAGGCGGTTGCGAGCTCGACGGACACGGGCCGGCCCCTCTCTATGGTGTTGTGTCGGCCTCCGGCTGGGCGGCTTCGGCTTGCTGCCTGGCTGCGGTGCGGGCCTTGAAGCGGGCGACTTTTGCGGCGAATCTGGCTTCGCGGCGAGCCGCGTCCATCTGCCAGCCGACCGGTGGAGGCTCGGGAGCCTTCGGGAACCGGTTACCGCCGTTGACGGCGATGATGGTCGTCTCGAGGCGGTGCCCCATGGCCTTGATCGCGGCGACCTCATCCGACCAGAACGCGTCCCCGCCGCGCGCCCGGTGGAGCGCACTCCCAGGTGGGAGCCCCTTGATGAGGACTAGGACCCGCCGCGGCGTCAGCAGCCCGCGCCACAGGTCCAACAAATCAACCCCGTAGTAGTGGAGAAGATCCGCTTCTATCGCCTCCCCATACTCCCGGAGGAGCATGGGGAGGGCCGTCAGTTTCCCACCTTGAAGGAGGCCCCGATCTCCTCGACCGCCTTGATGACACGCTCCATCGGGACGCGGCCCTTCTCGTCAGCAAGCTTGTTCAGGACGGCAGCGCGAGCAGCCTCATCCGGGATGAGGGCTTGCATCATCGGCGTGTAGTTGCCGCCATTGGCCGCCTCGACGATGAGGTAGTCGTTGAGGTCAGCTGGGTCCATCGTCCAGGCGACGCCCTTGTAGGTGACTTCCCGGAGCTGGCCCGTAGCCTCGTCCTTCGCGGCGTGGTCCTGCGGGATGACGGCCCCAGCCTCAGTGGCCCGGGCGACGGTCACGCCCTGCAGGCGCTTAGCGTTCCTCTTCCGGTTCTTCTTCTTGCTCATGATGGTCCTTTCAGGTCTCAGCGATGGTCCATTGGGTGGGTGCCCCACCCCGGCGAGGGAAAACCATCAAAACCTCGCCGGGGCGGGAGAAACTAGGCCGGCGGATCAGGCCGGCGCGTAGGCCGGATCGTCGGTGATGAAAATGACGTCCGCGGTGAACGTGCCCTCGATCTGGTAGGCGGTGTCCTCAGTCGCGGCGATCTTGAACTCCTTGCGCTCACCGATCTCGTAGCGGCTGCAGGCCCACAGGTACTTGTGGCCGTTCGCGCGAGCCCGGATGCAGATCGCCTGGGCGAGGACGTCACGTGCGTTGGAGAGCTTGTGCGTCGAGACCGTCCCGGTCTTCTTGGACTCCAGGATCTTCCACTGCAGACCCAGGGTCTGGAGATTCGACTGGAGGGCCACGAAGGAGAACGCGGTGTCAGACTCGGTCATGACAGTCTTGTAGACGCGGTGGCCCTGGTGCCCCTTGCGCTTGTCCACGGAGTCGGACGGGGAGAACTGCATTCCGTCCTCGTTGATGAGGCCGATCTCCTTGAACGCCGGGTCCAGAGTGGTCAGGTCGGTGGGTAGCGTGGTGCCGAGCGGCGCGAACGACACATCGTCGTCATCCGAGCCGAACTGGAGCACCTGGTCGATGTTCACGTTTGCGTAGGTCACTGGGTCTCCTCCTCAGAGTTACCGGTGCCCCAATCGGTCGCCGGCGTGTAGTGGTCGGTGGTGTCGGGCTCTGTCTCCTCGACTGCCTGCCCAAAATGAAGGAGCCGGGCGATCTCACCCGGCTCCTTGACGTCGACGACGTCGCCTATCTCCACAGGCTCTCCACCCACCTGGGCAGGAGCCGTGATTCTCATCCTCATGGTGATATCTCCTTGATGATCTGGTGCTTGACCTGGACGGCAAGCCGGTACCGGTAGCCCCCGGACGAGGCCTGCGGCTGGTAGGTAGGGCCAGAGACACCGATACGGCGGACGATGCGGATACCGCCGACGACGGGCGGTAGCCGCCGCACGAGCTGGTCCCACACGGTGTGCGCGATATCGGACGCGCCGGCCTTCGTCGGCCCCCACACGTCAACGGAGATCATTGGGAAGTCGGCGGCGAGGCTGGCGACGCCCCCTGTGCGCTCTAGCAGCACCCAGGCGTCAGGTCTCGGGTTCGGGACCTGTCCGACGACGGGCACACCGACGACGGGGGCCAGGTGCGTGACGAGGGCGTCGATGATGTCCACGGCCACTGGGGGTCACCTGCCGGCGTCGAGGGCGCGGAGGAGCGCGTTGGTGTCGGCCTGCGCTTTCCGGCCGGTGTCGCTGTCGGTGCGGACCTGCACCCCGTAGCGCTTCACGCGCTGGGAGCGTTCCCGCACCTTGAAGCCGGGCCCGGCGGCGTCCCGGATACGCTCGGCGCGGGCATTGAGGTTCGCCTGGACGGCCTGGGACGTCAGGAGCGCCTGCGCGCCCTTGCTGTTGACCTTAACCTTGACTTTCGCCATCACTGGTCTCCTTCCCAGCGCTTGCACAGGACCTCGATGTTTGAGGCCCCGCCTAGGGGTGACTCCTGGGGGCCGGGCTCGCCGATGATCTCCCAGTCGCGGCCACCGTCGGGGAACCGCAGCCGGCAGGACGCGTTGATGCGGGTGCCTGGCTCGAGAAACACGGTCCGGGCGCCGGCCTGGATGTCTCGCCCATTGACGGTCTCGACGCCGGCCAGTGAGTACCAGATGCAGGTGACGGTCTCCTCGGTCACCTGTGTCCAGTCCTCGACTGTTCCACCCCATTTGGGGGTCTGGCCGGGGGTGCGGATGGTGACTTTCTGATGCGCGAATGACGGCAGCACGGTGGTCCTTTCAGGCCCAGGACTGGAGCGTGTACGGCCTCAGGAGGGCCATGTCATCCAGGGACAGGGTCAGGCCCTGCCTGGCCCAGGAGACGGCCACCTGGCCGGCCTGCTCGCGTGTCGCCCCCATGGGGGACGCAGCGGCCCCCAGGACTGCCTGGATGAGGACTGCGGCGACGACGGGGGCCGCTGGGTACCCGTGCGTGAGCGTCACCTGTACGGACCGGAACCGGGCCGGGAAACGCCCCTGCCGTATCTCGATCATCCCGTCAGCGGACCAGTCGACGTCGACGGCGTCGCCGTCGACCTTGACCTCCTTGATTTCCCGGACGAGCCCGGAGGGCAGCTGCATGACCTGCCCGCCGGTCCCGTCGAGGGTGAGCGTCTCCGTGATGACGGGGGTGACGTGCCACCCGCAGGCGAGGCGGATGCCGTCGGTCGCCCCCTCGATGAGGGAGGGGAGGCGAGGGTCCTGGCTCGAGATCTTCCCCCCGGATGCTTGAGCGACCTGCTCGGGTGTTACGATTGGGGTGAGTCCTTCACTCATGACTCTCTTACCTCCCCTTCCACTCACTTGTTGGCGGTGGCGCGGCCTTTGTTGTCGGGCGTGGCCTGCTTCTCCTCAGGTGTCTCCGGCTCCTCGGCGGACTCCTCCGGCTCCTCGGGGGCGACGTGCCTGCCAGGCGGCGGCACAAGCCCAAGGCTGGTCGCGTCCTCTACCCGGTAGCGGATGCCGTCGATGACCACCATGCCGTCGTCGATGCCCATGCTCATGCCGTCTTCACCAGGGCGAGACGGTTCGGGCGCCAGGTGACGACACCGGCACGCAGCTCAGCGCGCACGTACACCAGGTTGCGCTGCGCGTAGTCCTTGTGCTGGTTGAAGGCCGTCACGGACAGGCCCTCACGGTCGAGCAGCTGGACCTGCTTGAAATCGCCGAGGAGCGCCTGCCCCTTGGTGATCTTCTCGCTGGTCGCGACCGGTACGCCCCACAGGGTGGCCGGGCCGACGCCGAAGGGGCCGTTGCCGTAGAAGCGCTTGTCGTTGTCCTGCATGAGGTCGATCTCGGCCTGGTCCTCCGGGTTGAGGAGGATCGCGGTGGTGACGCCACCGACCCGGGCGATCTTGGCCTTAGCGAGGCGGACGGCCTTGACGATGTCCATGACGCCCTCGGCGGCCGTGTAGGTCTGCTGCTGGACGCCAGTGGTCTTCAGGATGCCCATGGGCTCCTGGGTGCCGGACCCGTTGAGGATCTTGTCCTCGATCACGGAGTCCAGGTTGTAGGCCAGGGAGGTCTGCATGTAGGAGGAGAACGCGGGAGCGTCGCTGAGCAGCTGGTTCGTGACGGTGAAGCCGTCGGCGAAGGTGTAGGCGTTGCAGGTCGCCAGCTTGGTGGCCAGGTCGGAAGTCGGCTTCAGGCCATCGGTCGCGGAGGTAGCCTCGGCGACGATCGCGGCGTTGTTGGACACCGCCGTGATCTGCACGTAGTCGAAGTTTCCGGCCATGCGGCCCTTGCCGATCAGGTCGAGCAGCGTCAGCGGCCGGCGGTCGACCATGTCGACGGTCGGGAGCCGCAGCGTCTGCGGGTGAGAGACCGGCGTGCCGAGCACGTTCCCGTCAGCCTTGCGGTTGGCGATGAACTCCGCCATGTCGCCGATCTTGACCTTCGGCATCGACAGGGGAGTGCCCTCACCAAGACCAGTCGGGTTCTCCTTCTGGAAGTGCTGGTAGGCGTTGGACTTGACGAAGCGCTCACCGAGGAACTCGGCGGCCTTCACGCCGGACTCGTCGCCCGCGTCGTAGTCCTCCTGCGAGCGCGAGATGGCGCGCAGGGCGTCCCCCAGGCCGTTGGCCTTCGCGACCTTGACGTCGATGGCCTTGACCTCGTTGATGGCCTCCTCGAAGGCCTTCATCTGGGCGTCGGTGACGGCCGCGCCAGCGGACTCCACCGTGTTCTGGGCGTCGATGGCTGCCTTCATGGCGGCCTCGCGCGCACGAGCGAGAGCGTTCATGCCCCGGCTCCTTCCTGCCCCATCAGGGCATTGATCTCATTGGTTAGTCGCGCGATGGCCTCCAGTCGTGCAGCCTTACCACCCTCCTGGGCAGCCTCGGCCGGCGTGCTGTTGCCGTCGCCTTCCCCCTCCTGGGGGTCGTCTTCGTCGTGGTCTGCGATCCACTCGTCTGCGAGCTCGCGCAGCGCCTTGATCTGCTCGGCGGTGAAGTCTGGGGACTCGTCGTCCTGGCCGCCGTCGGTGCTCGTGTCGTCACCGGACGACGTCGAGGTGTCCTCATCGCCCGCAGCCTTCGCCCACCGGGTGATCGCAGCCCACTGGGCGGCCGTCAGTGCCGGACCACCCTTGACGTCCTCGATGGACGTGTCCTGGTTCGCGCCTACCGGCACCACGGACACCTCGTAGAGCGTCACCTTCCGCAGCTCGCGGGCCTTCACACCGTCCTCGACCTGCACGGTCCCCGAATCGAGGATGTCGAACGCGAAGGACATCTGCGTGACCATGCTGGCTTTCATGAGCCGGTGCGTCTGCGCCGCCTTCGGGTTGTCCAGGTCCAGGGTCACGGACACCTTCAGCCCGTGGTCGTCCTCCTCGGCTGCGGTGACCGCACCGATGAAGCACTCAGGCTCATCCATGCGGTGGCCCCACAGGCAGGGGATCGGCGCGCCACGCTTCTCCCAGTCAGCCAGCGTGTCCTTGAACGCCCCCTTGGCGACGACGTCGCCGTAGGAGTCGGGTTCACGCGTCCACGTGCTGGCGTAGCCGACGAACGTGCCGGCCTTGCTGTCGTCCTCCTTCAGGAGGGCTGTCTTGAACTCCACCTGGAGCCCCCTTTCAGTTGTGTGCGCCGTCAGGAGGCGCTCCAGTAGAGGTCGACTGAGCAGGTACAGCCGGCGACCTCGTCGACCCCGCCGGCCGGGTCACCCGGCCACTGCATGCCGTTGCTGAAGGGGTGGTGCGCCATGGCGATGTCCCCGTTCATCGCGACGTGCGATGGGCGCGGATTCTGCGCGTAGGTCACCCACTTCTTGACGCACCGACCCGGCGCTGCCTGCTTGGCGGCCTCGACGGTCGCGAAACCGGCCATTGCCGCGATGAACGCGTGCCCCGCGGCCCCGGAGCGCTGTTCCTTCGCCATCTCGAACACCTGCGCTGTGTCGTCGCCGAGCGCCGCCTCGACCTGACGCCGGGTTGCCTCGTTGATCCACCGGGCGCGCGACGCGGTCACGGCCTTCAGGTAGTTCAGGGTCCGGTCCTGGTCCCACGCCTCGTCTGGGTCGAAGCCCAGCTGCTTGACGGCGTCGCGGCCCATCTGCTCGACACACTCGGCGGCAAGCGCGTACAGGTCATCGCCGAGCTCCCGGTCCCACCGGGACTTGTCCCACCAGTCGGCTTTCGACCCAACGGCGGACAGCACGGACCGCCCCTGCCGGGCGAAGAATCGCCTGAGCACGCTGGCAGCCCGATCACCCCAGTCGCCGGCCAGGTCAGCCGCTTTCACCAGGGGTGTCTCACCTGCCTTCGTCAGGACGACGTCGGCGGCGCGCTCGTTCTGAGTGCCCGAGTCCGTCGGGGACGCCTGCCCACCCACCAGCACGTTCAGCGGCGTGATGAGCTCGTCGCCGCCCTCGACGGCGGGCAGGTTCTGCCTCGCTCGGGCCTCGTTCCGGGTTAGCCACGGGGCGCCCGTCGACGTCTGGAGGACCTTCGCGGCCTCCTCGAAGGAGCCCCGGAGCTTTGCATCCAGGTGCGCCTCGATGTACACGCCGGATGCGGGCTCGAACCGCTCTACCAGCGGTGCCAGCGCCTGCTCCCACACCTCGATGTACGGCCCTAGGTTGTCCCGGTACAGGGACTGCCTGAACGCCTCAACGTTGGAGTAGTTGCCCTCGCGGATACCGAGGATCTCCGGGGCGATGTGGTAGGCGGTGGCGACCTCCTGGTCCGTGAGGCGACGCGCCTCAAGGTCGGACAGGTCGGTCGGCTGCCACTGCCGGTCATGCCACTCCATGCCCTCGTCGAGGATCATGGTCCCGCCCTCGCGCTCAGCCTTCGCCTGGAAAGACCGGAGCGACTGGAGGAAGTTGGCGCGGGCCTTCTGGGAGGACCATGCCGTCTCACGGCCGATCCACCCTGTGTGGTGTGAGGCTTTCCGCATGACGGAGCGCCGGTACTCCACGGCCTCGCTGGCCTCCTGGAGGAGGGCTCGCAGCGTCTCCACCGGGGACGTGCCCCGCCCATGCGACTGGCTGTAGCCGACGTCGAGGAGGAAGTCAGCCGGGTCCAGGCTGCGTGTCTCCCCGTCGTCGCCAGCGATCTTCACAGCCTTGATCCGGTCCAGCCCGTCGGTCTTGAACCGGAATCGGCGCGGCGGGATACGCACGAGCTCGGGTGCGTCCCCGGACTCGTCGACGGCGACGCACCAGCGGTCGTAGAGGAGGCCGTCGATGATGACGCGCTCCCAGAACCGGACCGGGGTCAGGCCAGGAGCGGACGACGGCTTCGCCAGGAGGGTGGCCACGGCTCCGTCACGCAGGCGGATGCGGTTCGTGTCGCCAGCGAGCCGGTAGGCATGAAGCGGGATGCTCGCGACGTTCGCAGCGATGAACGACGTGACCTTGCGGATCGACGGCTGTAGCCGCCATACGGTGCCGACGTCGAGGCCGCCGCCGTCGTAGTCGACGATCGGGATGCCCGGGTCAGCGAAATCGAGGCTGATGCGGTTGTCCTCGGCGTACTGGCCGAGCTGGCCTAGGGTCTGGAACCTCACTCACACCACCTGCACCACGGTCGGCAGCGGCACGATCACGACGCCGTCCACGCGGGCCCCGTCCGCCTGCGTGACGTCAGCGAGGACGATGGCGGCCCGATCGACCTGCTTCAGGGTTCCGCGCAGCGGGTCACCATCGACGGCGACGATCACGGTCCGCCCTGTGTAGGGCTTGAGTGTCCGGTGCACGGCTCCTCCTCAGAACAGGTCGATGGGGCCCTCCTCGAAGATCGAGGGGGCCTCGGGGGCGTTGGTGAGTTGGTCCCACAGGGCTTCAGTAACGGCCACCAGCGGGGCGGCGTTGTGCGGGGAGTTGCGGCGGTCCCAGTACCAGCCGTCCCCAAAGACACGCTGCGACGCGGTCCGGGCCGGCAGGCTCAGCGCCTCTTGGCCACGGTGGGCCAGCGGCGGCAGGCCGCTCGCGTCTCCACGGGCAGCGACGACGCGGTCGTAGAAGAGCCCGCACCCGATCGCCAGGTCGCTGCCCTGCCACAGGATGACTTCGAGGCCATCCACCTCAGAGAGCGGCTGCACCAGGGAAGCCGACGGGCACCCCTTCGCCTGCACGACGACGCGCGCCGGATGATCGGCGTCGACGAAGCCGCGGAACCACTCGGGCACCCATTCGATCCAGTCGCCGCCAGGCCGGCCGGCCGCCACCTCGACCTGTGGGCGCCCGTCCTCACGGACTCCGCACACGCCGATGAACGCTGACCCGCGGTCCCAGTTCACATCGACAGCAAAAGTCACCGGAGCGTCATCCGGGATGACCCCGTTTGGGTCCTCGCACGCTTCCCAGGCACCCTCACCGAACGGCCCTTCGACCAGGCCTGTCACCCACTGGCACAGGCACTCGGTGCGGTAGACCGGCTCCGGGTCAGTCGCGGCCGCGGAAGCGAGAGAGTCCTCAGCCATCGTGTAGCCGAGCGACGGGTTACCTTCCTGCCAACCTTCACGGTCCCAGACCCCGCGGCCCGGCGACGCCGACCACTCGAAGATCCCGAGGGACTCGTCAGCCTCACCGACAGCCTCGTCCGCGCAGATGCCGTCCGGGTCGCCTAGAGCCAGGTGCGCTTTCTTCCGCAGCGTCATCAGCACGACGCTGCTGTCATCGCCAGCATTGCTCATGCACCAGACCTGGGCGCGTGGCCGCGCCATCGTAGTCTTGGTGATCGCGCCCCACGCATCCCAGTTCGTGTGCTCGCGCAGCTCATCCAGGACGATGAGGTCCCCGGACAGGCCGCGCCCACCGCGCCGGTTCGCGGCCCGCACCTTGTACTTCTCGCCCGTCCGCAGATCCAGGCTCTTCTTGCCGTTGACGCGGACCACATTCAGTTTCAGCGCGTCGAGCTCCTCAACAGACTCGACGATCTCGACAACCTCGCCCCACAGGGTCTCCGCAATGTCGAGGTCCTGGGCAGTGCCGATCACGAGCCGGACACCGAGCACGTACATCGCCCACAGCGTGAGCACCTGGACGACAGTGGACTTGCCATTCTGCCGGCCGACCAGCAGCACGAGGGTGCGGAACCGGAACCGGGCCGCATCCTTCCGCAGCTCGAGAGCACGGATGAGAAGCGCCTGCTGCCATGGCAGCAACTCGATCCCGACGACGTCGTGAGCGAACTCGATCACCGAGTAGCCCATAGACGTCTTGGGCGTCAGAGCCCGCAGCGGCTTCGTGTGGATACGCGGCTCAGTGTTCCCGAACCGGGTCGACTCCTCACGCAGCGTGCACGCCTTGACAGCACGAGCCATGAACCGGTCGTAGTAGACACCCGCATCCGACTTCGGGGCGCGCCTAGACGGCCCGGAGGCTCGCCGCCCCCTTCCGGAGCTTCGCGAGGCTGCTTTCGCTACCACTCTTCCGCTCCTTCTTCTCCCACGCGGCCCGCATCTCAGGGGTCAGGCCGAGCGCCGCAGACGTCTTCAGGAACAACGACTCAGTGACGTTGTCGAAGCGGCCGTCGATGTTCGGGAAGCAGGGGTCATCCATACGAGCAGCGAGCCGGCGAAGGAGCTCAACGGTGGCCGAGTCAGCCGGTGTGATCCAGTCAGCGGCCACCAACGCGGCGTCGAGGGTGGCAACCATGGAGGTGTCGGCGGGGTCCTGCATGGGGATCACCGCCTCTCTGTATCTCCGCGCGCGACCCCCGGTAGGACTCTATTATACAC